CTTTAAAACAAGGAGATGCTGGTCGCCTCGATAAAATCGGCGAAGCTAAAAAGTTATCTGGTCTTGCAGAGAAATTAAAAAGAGCAACATCAGAAGGTGAGTTGTCTGGGTTACTTTTAGAATTTAATTCAAATAACCCAGCTATAAAAGCTGCGCAATCAGTTGCGCGTGATTGGCGCACAAGAAAAGATCTACCGCTTTCAACTGTTTATTCGCAATATAAGGCGTTAAAAAATAAAGCACTAGATGACGATCTTTCAGGCAATGAAAGCCAACGATTAGACACGCTTACTCTTGTATTAAATAAGCATCTTAAGTCGGTGGCTCCACAGTTAGGTGCGTCTCCATTATTTGAATTAAATAAAATTGACAGACTGAACACTAAGGAATCATCAACTTACAATCAAGCAAATCTTGCTAGTGACAAAGTTCCATTCCAAGTATTATTTGGAGAGTCAGCTAAGAAGATAGAACGGACTAACTTACCTACGGTATACATGAGTCCCGAAGATCAACGAAAGGCTTTTCAGCAGTGGGCCAAAAAGTTATCAAATAACGATAAAAAACGATTAGCGCGAGAAGTTGAGATTTCACAATTAATTGGTTTAGATGTTTGGAATCGTTATGTCAATGGTGATGTCAAAGAAGTAAAACTTGGCGATCTCTGGAAATCTATTGATAGTAAATGGGAATCTATGAATGCCAAAGAATGGGTTGAATATACTTATGGTTTACCTGATGAAGCACGAATATATTTACTGAGGAATTATCCACTCTGGTCAGAAGTAGTCCCAAGTGAACTTGATAGGAAGTCAGGACCGCCAGGACCGTCACGTCAAGAAATTAACAAGCAACTAAAAGACAGTCGTGCTCTTACTTTGACACCGGGTGGACACGTTGTCCCGGCTGCAACACAGGCCACAATTAAGGCACCGCAGTGGGTGAGAGAAAATAGGTTACCAAATAAGCCAAAATACGCGGATGCATTACAATGGAAAATTAACAATACAACCGTTGAGTACCTTGACATATTAACGGAAAATCAAAATGAATACCGTTATGAGGTTAAAGGCCCTGATGGAAAGATATTAAAAAACCAAACCGCTAATTCGTTTACCACCGAAGCTGATGGAAAATCCAAGAAGTTAAAAGAAGGATATACGGTTTTAGGAGCAACAGTTACAACAACTGGAGATGATGGCAAAACAACAACAAAAGATATCACTACATCAGAAACATACCGCATTGGTGGAAAAGTTGTTGAAGTACCGTTATACAATAGAGGTGCATTTTTACAATCGCGAATGTTACCAGCTGGAATGGACGCCGATTTAATTGATCAAAAGTTAATTAAAAAAGAACCGATAGTAAAACGGCTTACATTTGAATCAGCTCCGGTGCAAGCTGGTAATAGGCTTGGTTTTGAATATGAAGGCAAGCAGTTCTGGATTGGCAAACGCGATTACTTGGATTTTGTAAAACAAGTCAATGAAGGCAAGATCGATACAAGGAATGTACGTGAGTTAGTAACGCAATTAGTTTCACGTGTACGAGCAAGCAAGAGGTATTTTCGTGAAGGAGAAGTATACACTTCTATTAGCGCAAAGTCGGTAGGTAAAGATAACACACCAGACGTTGAGGGTATTAAGATTCCTGAAGCAGTTCAAAACAAAATCATTGCTGATGCAGAAGCTAAGGGATTCGGCGGATTAATTGGAAAAGCCAAGAAAATGAGTTTTGCTGCCGTACTTCTTTTAGCCTTAAAGGAATATGGTAAAGCAGCAATACGTTCATTCAGTGCTTTTACTAAATACATCATGTCAAAAGTTAAAGATGTAAAAGCAACTCCAAGCCGTTTACTTGGTGGAATATCTGAGGGTGCATCTTGGTATTTCAATAGAGCGCCAGATCAAGCTGATATATTTTCCAAGCCCGGTATACGAAATAAGATTAATGCTGGAGTAGGAACGGGGTTGGTTGAACTTGCAAACTTTGGTAAAGACGCACTTGAGGAGATGGCCGTAAACGCTGCATCTGCTGCATTAATACCCGAAACTGGAGGCACTAGTTCTTTAGGGTTTTTACCAAAAGCAATTAATCCAGCAAAAGCGGTACTCAACTTTGCAACTGACATGGCAATGGATGACTTTGTAAACCCAATGCTTTACGACTTAGCAGATAATGCGATTAACATTGGTGGGCGATTACCAAAAGCTCCAAGCTGGTATAAGGGCAGTGCTACACAAAAAGCAGTGAACACTGTGGATAAAAAGATAACAGACTTTGCAAGCTTTGTTTCTAGAACGCATCCACAAACTCTACTGTTAAATAACGCTGCTAAATATGGGGACAAGGCTGGTATTGCAGCTAGTAAGGCTAAAGACAAAATTACCAAAATACGGTAAGTAGGTATAATATATGTTATGCCAGATCAAGAGCCGCGATACATAACAAATGGAAATAACAAACAAGTTAAATTGTGCGCTGCCCAACTTGGTGACGGTCGGCAGTGTAATGCTGCAGCAATGCGAGATAAAGATTTCTGTAAGCATCATGGCGGTAAAGCATTAGTTGGACCGGATAGCCCGACGTTTAAAACAGGTTTGTGGTCACAGCAGCGAAAGCGATTTTCAACAGTAGCTCCACAGTTACTTGAAAAAATAGAAGCACTGCGTGAGGATCCAGACCTGTATTCATTACGGGACGATACTGCATACATTACTGCCGTACTTGATATCCGCGCTGAAGCTGCATCATATGGGATTAGTAAAGAGTTATACGAAGAACTGCGTGATCAATATAATGTTTGTAGAGTAGCTCCGGAAGAAGCGTTCAGTAAAGAGTTTAAAAAACTAGGTACGTTAATTAGTAACGGTATTGATTCATCAAGAGCTAGTGATGATGTTCTTGATTTGATTAAAAAACGTGCTGATGTAATCGAGATTGAGCAACGCATGGCGCATGCAAAATCATACACACTTGAAGTTGATCAAGCATATAGTTTAATTATGCAGATACTCAATGTAGTCAAGCAAACTGTAAGAGATCCAGAACAAGTAAGAGCAATATCTGAGGGGTTTGCAAAAATTTTAAAGGTACATCAAAGCGACGCAGAGGAGATACTAGATGCAGAAGTTATCAGTTAATACTCGTGCTACCCCTCGTGGCTTTAAAAAGTTTGTTCGTCCGGGTAAGGATTTATCAGTTGCTTTATTGGAAGCTGTAACAGCTGACTTAAACGAGTACGCAGACACTGGTGCGTTTGACGGAGGTACAGCCTTTCCTATACAAGGGCACGATATGCCGTACATGGATTGGTTGCGCGTTTACGCTCCACAATCAGCACCATCAAAAATGGGAGACCATCACTTACGCGCATGGAACTGGGCTGAGAGTATAGAGAATGGTAATCCTCCACCTGCTTTGATTGAGTGTTGGTTTCGTGGTGGTGGCAAGTCAACCACCATGGAATTAATATCCAGTAGATTAGCAGTAAAGGCGTCGAGGCGTTTTCTTCTATATGTTTGTGCAACACAAGACGCTGCTAATAGGCACGTTAGTGATATTGCCGGAGTAATGGAGCGTTGTGGCATTGAGCGAGCTGTTAACCAATACGGTTTCTCTCGTGGATGGAATGCACAAAAACTACGCACGGCTAATGGTTTTAATGTTCTAGCATTTGGTTTGGACACAGGTGCTCGTGGTGTTAAGTTAGATCACCTACGACCAGACATGATTATCTTGGACGACATCGACGAATTAGATGACTCCGTTAATGCTGTTGAAAAAAAGATCCGAACCATTACAGCTACCATTCTTCCGGCTAAAAGCGTTGACTGCGCTATTGTGTTTGTACAGAATAGGATTCATGCCAACAGTGTTATGTCCCGTGTTTTATCTGGTGAGCTTGATATGTTGCAAGACCGTATACAGTCACCAATTATTCCTGCAATCTACGACCTGATATATGAACCTGTTGAAAAAGATGATGGACGTATGGGGTGGAAGATAACCTCTGGACGTGCTGCATGGGAACACAAGAACTTAGCGGTATGCCAAAAAGAAATTGACGACTTTGGTTTAATATCATTCTTACGAGAGTGCCAGCACGATGTTGGTGTAGGTGGTTTATTCTTCCCGCAGTTTAAACCAATTGACAGTAATGGAAATGGTTGGCACGTAGTAGAACATATTGATGTGCAACCATGGTGGAGATTCTGGGCAAGTCATGACTTTGGTACTGGAGCACCAGCATGTTTTATCCTCTACGCAAGTGACGAGCGTGAAAATGTGTATGTCTTACATGAATGGTATGAGGCTGGAAAAACTAGCAGCATGCAAGTTGACGGTGTAATTGAACTGCTTAAAAAGTATAAGATAGCTGAACCAAAAAACAAAGCTAATGAGCATGGTGCATACAATACAAAACTAGAGGCTATTGCTTTCGACTGGGCTAACACGTTTCCACCTGAAAAGGTTGATCAGCGAGTAGGTGAGTATCCAGTAGAGATCTGGTGGGAGCGCGGTCTGCCAGCTGTACGAGCAGTTAAAGATCGTAAAGCAGGATGGAACCGTGTCAAAGAATGGCTTATGGCGTCCGAAATGGTTGACGGTAACGTCAAGCCAAAGTTTGTAATTAACCGCAATGGTTGCCCAAATATTATCAAGCAGTTATCTGACACAATGACGCACACTAAAGATGCTGATGAAATTGACTCAGGTACTCGGAATGATCACGCTATAGATAGTTTACGT